TGTTGACGGTGCACGATGAACTCGTTACAGTTGCACGTGAAGATTTAGCAGAAGAGACAGCCGAAGCAATTCGGTTATCTATGGAAGGTATTCACCTACCAGAGATTACTGTTCCTCTTATTGCTGATGTAAAGATTGTAGACAAGTGGGGAGAAGCAAAATGAGTAATGCCGATTGGTGGGCTAAACAACTAGGTGCGCAACCAGCACAGCCAGTTGCCCGTCCTGCAGATACTCCAATGCCTCCTTCACAACAGCCAATGGCTCCTATGCCACAGCCCGCATACACACAGCCGTTGTCTAAAGCACAAAGCGCAAGTCAAACTCAGTCTTGTCCTGAGTGCGGTGGCAACAACTACATGGCAGTGCAAAACGCTGCAGCCAGGTGTTATGACTGTGGATATCCAATAACACAAGCAGGCAGTCGTTACGGCTCGTTGACTGGAGCTAAAGTTGAAGGCAGTGCAAAATCTGCGCAAGGTAATGATGTTCAAAGTAACTGGAATCCACAGGGAATTATTGGGAGAGTAAATTGATAAATGCTGAAGCACGCAAACTTATTGCACAACTTAACAAAAAATTTAAAGGCGACGTTGTTGTTATGGCGTCAGATATTCGTAGTGATATCATCCCTCGTATTACTAGTGGCTCTACTACCCTTGATTTTGTATTGGGCGGTGGTTTCCCTGGCAATCAATGGAACGAACTCATTGGGGAACCGTCGCACGGCAAGACAGCTCTCGCTCTTAAGACTATTGCAGCGAATCAAGCATTAAACCCTGACTACACCACAGTGTGGGTAGCAGCAGAGCAGTGGGTACCAGAGTACGCAGCAATGTGTGGAGTAGACACGTCTCGCGTTATTGTTATTGAAACATCCATTATGGAAGAGGCATACCAAGCAGTCATTGAGTTTGCAGAGTCTAAATCTGTAGATGCAATCGTCATTGACTCACTACCAGCCCTCTCTCCAATGCCAGAGATGGAAAAAGATATGAGTGAGGCAACCGTTGGTCGTGGAGCACTCCTTACTAACAAGTTTTTCCGTGTGGTTGGTACAGCAATGAAACGTTCTCTAACTGAGGATGAGCGTCCTGTACTTGGGTTGATTATCAACCAGTACAGAATGAAAATTGGTGTGATGCACGGTGACCCTCGCACAACTCCTGGAGGAGAAGGAAAGAACTATGCGTTCTTTACTCGTTGCGAAGTTCGTCGTAAGGAATGGATTGAAATTGGTTCAGGAACAAATAAGGTTAGAGTTGGACAACAGATTGTTGTTCGCACATTAAAGAACAAGACTGCACCACCACAGCGTGTTGCATACTTTGATTTCTACTTTGCGCCAGGTGGCGCCTGTGAGCCTGGGGAGTTTGATTTTGCTAAAGAAATTGCCTCTCTTGGTGTAATCATGGGAGTTATTGAACGCAAAGGTGGTTGGTTCTATCACGGTGAGCGTAAGTGGCAGGGCATTGAGTCTGTCATTGCAAGCATCCGTGAAGAAGTTGACCTTAAAGAAACAATACAAACAGCAGTACTTTCATCAGACGCTGCACCATTGGCTATTGATGAAGACTGAAGGCCAAAAGCAATCCCAGAAGCACGAGAAGAGACTTGCCAAGAAAATTGACGGTAAAACTATGGCTGCATCTGGAGCGTTTTGGTCCCATAAGGGAGATGTTCGGTCAAGCGACCTCTTGATTGAACATAAATTTACAGGGAAGAAATCTTTTTCTGTAAAGTCAGAGGTGTTGAAGAAAATAACAACAGAGGCCATCCTTGATGGACGTATGCCAGTACTGGGCGTTCATCTAGATGGGGAGAATTACGTAATTCTTCTTGAAGACGACTTTCTAGAGATGAGGGACCGTCTAAAGGATGCTTAATATATGTATGAAAATGAATCACCCTGGTGGTCTAAAGCACGTTGCTTTGGAGCCGCTCCTAAAAGCCAAGAGGAAGAAGACATCTTCTATCCTCCAAGAGATAAGGACCGATACAAATTAATTGCCGATAAAGCTAAGGTTTATTGCCTTGGTGAAAATGGTAAAAGTCCATGCCCTGTACTAAAAGATTGTTTGTGGGACGCGGTTAACCGTGATGAACCACATGGAATCTGGGGAGGATTGAGCCACAGAGAAAGAAATGCTTTAATACGTAAGTGGAAAAAATCATTCGCTAAGAAGATGACTCTTAAGGAGTTTATTTTCAGTAAGGACTAACATGGCTACAGAACTGAAGAAGTTCTTAGATGCAAAGAAGACGACAACACGCTTATTGGGTGATGTTGAACGGCACCTTATGCGCCGTCCGTTAGACGACCGCCGCCAAGACGTACTCCACCCGTCAGAGATAATCAAACCTGACTGGTGTCACCGTTATTCGTACCATTTACTAACGGGTGGAGAAGCGAACAGAAACAAACCAAATCTTAGATTGCAAAACATATTTGATGAAGGCCATTACATCCACGCTAAGTGGCAGTCTCGTTTTCAGGAAATGAATGTTCTTTATGGAAAGTTTGAGTGCTTAGCTTGCCAAGTAATGACGATAGGTATCTCCCCAGCCTGCAAAGACTGTGGTCGTAAAGACGTTATGGAGTACCGAGAGGTTACTCTTGTAGATGACAACTTACGCATTGCAGGTCATACAGATGGTTGGATTAAAGACATCGGAGATGACTGCTTAATTGAAATCAAGTCTATTGGCGCAGGAACCCTACGCTTTGAAGCTCCAGACATCCTTGCAGATGCTGGCGGAGACATTGCCAAAGCATTTAACAACATACGTCGTCCATTCCGCAGCCACTTACTGCAGGGTCAGGTGTATCTAGAGTTAGCACACCGTATGTACGGTAATGAAGCTCCAAAAGAGATTGTTTTTTTGTATGAGAACAAGGCAGACCAAGCAACTAAAGAGTTCACTGTTAAAGCAGATTATGAGATAGTTGAACGTGTTTTTTTTAGTGCATCAAAAGTAATTGCTGCTGTTAAAGCAGGTAAAATGCCTGAGTGCAACGTTAACTCTGACGGTTGTAAATCTTGTAACGCATTAGTTGAGTTGGAGGGTTGGGGTGCTTAATTTAGGACCAATGTCAGGACTAGCAGTAAAACGTATGTCAGAACAAAACATCAATATGTGGCCTGACCAGTCAGAGCAACCAAAAATGCCACGAGACATTTCACTTCTAGATAGTGATGAACTAAGCGCATTGTTTACTCAGCTAACCGCTTGGTCTAACTTTGTTGCAGGGCAGTTAGCTGCATGTCAGGTAGATGAGCACGTACTAAACAAAAAGAAAGACTCTTTAGAGGCTCGTCTTTACTTGGAAAAAGACAACAGCAAAACTAAAAGTGAACGAGTAACTCGTATTAACCATGAGGTGTCTGCCGACCCAAAGATTATGGATTTAGAAGACCAACTTACTCACGCGTATGCATACAGAAAAATGGTTGAGGTTGTAGCAAACAACTTTGAACGAGACGTTGCTTTAGTATCTCGTGAGATTACTCGTCGTACAAATGACTTCCGTTCAACACGAAAGGATAAGTTCTCAGCATGATTATCGGCCTAACAGGTTACGCACAATCAGGTAAGGACAGTGTTGCAAATAGTCTTGTTCAAAACTACGGCTATACTCGCGTTGCATTTGCAGACAAAATTAAAGAGTTGTTAATTGAAACAAACCCTTTCATTAGAGATGGATTTAGAGTTGAAGGAGTTGTTAGTGCATACGGCTGGGAACAAGCAAAGATATTGTTTCCTGAAATACGGCATTTGCTACAAAGTTTAGGCGTAGGTGCACGTAAAACATTTGGAGATGATTTTTGGATTTATCAAGCATTAAAAAATTTGAACTCTAAAGATAATATTGTTATTTCTGATGTTAGATTTTTAAACGAAGCTGAGTGCATTAAACAACGTGATGGGCAACTTTGGAGAGTTAAACGTCCAGGAGTTTCAGCAGTCAATACTCACGTTTCTGAGTCGGATTTAGATGGGTATAAAGTAGATAAGATTTTAAGCAACGGAGGCACGCTTGAGGAACTAGAGTTACTAGTCCACACAAGAATGGACTCCTACGCTCATGACAACTAAAGTAATAGACGGCGGATTAAACACTGCAGGTAATGTAACGATTGGTATTGACCAATCCCTTACAGGATTTGCGTTAACTGCACTTTCATTAGACGACCCAAAGAAACACATCACTTGGGTGTACAAATCCCCATACTTTGGAATTGAACGTCTTGTAGATATTCGTCAATGGTTAACAGACCATTTAATGTATTTAGATGAGCATGATTTAGATGTTGTGGATTTAGCAATGGAAGGAACAGTTCTGCAATCACAAGCAGCGTTAGTTCTTGGAGAACTTTCAGCAACCGTACGACTAGCTATCTACGATTTATACGGTGAAGATGACCCACGTAGGTTTCCTTTAAAAGTTCCACCAATGACCCTTAAGAAGTACGCATCTGGCAAAGGAAATGCTAAGAAGCAAGAGATGTTGTTGCAGATATACAAACGATGGGGTGTTGAGTTCAATGATGACAATGCTGCAGATTCCTACGCTTTGGCACGCCTTGTAGGAAAATTTTCAATTAACGAAGTTGAAAAGGCAGTAGCTGAGCAAATGTCAGACCCTAAATACCGAGACCAAGCGCGGTTTTAGACCTATCCTTTAGTTCGGGAGTGGCACACTAAACCGAACCAAAGGACTAACAATTGAGTAATACACCAGAACTACCAGCAGAAGAGCCGTTTTTGCGAGTAAGCGCAAGCTCCAACCCGCAAAGCGTAGCCTCAGCCATTGCCCATGCAATTTACGACAAGCGTGAAGTAAAACTTCGTGCTGTTGGTGCAGGAGCAGTAAACCAAGCAGTTAAAGCCATTGCCATTGCTCGTGGGTATGTAGCCCCTCGTGGTATGGATTTAACCGATAAGCCAGGGTTTACAACCATTGAGTCACGAGACGGCGAAATTTCTGCAATGGTTTTTCACATTACAGCAAGCTAAAACCGTCGTATCCTTATACCAAAGCAAGGAGTCATAATGGCAAATTTCTCAGACATGGGTCACGCAATGCGACGTCGCATGGGTGCCCCCTCATCACATCTAGAGGCAGCAGGTAAAAGCATGAGCAAAAACATTCCAACAACAGAAGAAATTTTAGCTTCTGCAGCGCACGCAAGTTCTCCACGTCGTTACATGGGTATGGATGCTGCAAAGCTTGCTCCATCTGTCCCATCACGTGGCACAGCAGTTGCAAAGAAGAACACACAAGCTGGAGACCCAACATCAGGTGGAAAAGCAAACCGTGCAAATGTTCCTGCAGGTAATGCAGCGGCATCAGAGCGTATGGGTGCTCGTCACCGTATTTCAGTAAAGTTCCCTGCAAGTACAGAACCAGCAGCAGCAGAAACTATGGCAAACGGAAGAATGATTTCTTCAGTAGCTGGTCGTCAAGCACCGAACTTTAACGACGGAAATAGTTCTTCATACTAATATGTCATTTCTTTCATCCGAAGAGTTTGGTTCTAACAATTTAACAGGTCAACCTGTTCAACATCATGTTGAGACCGAAGCTCCCCTGTCACTAAGCACGTCAACTAACACAAGTGTTGGTCAACAGACTGCTTGGCGTCCTAGAAAGGGAGCATCATTGTCTCGTCAAACTGCTGGAAGTACATTGAATTTTGACTCTGCTTCATCAGCACCGTTGCCAAAGTCTGACTCTGGAGCAAATTTCTTAAAGGGTTAATTCTCAGGAACAAGCCCATGGAGGGCACAATGTTCTTCGTACATTCGGTCAACTAATTCATCTTCTTGGGTTGGTTCACCGATGTACGAGGCACATATCTCGCAGAAAACAGCCCAAATAGTTGGATTAAAATCTACAGCAATAACGTCTACTGACATTTGGTCTCCTTTATACAGACATTTAGCGTTCTAAGAAGGAAAATAGTAACATGATTCCTAACAGTGATGGACGCAGCGTAGCAGCGCAACTAAAAGAAACCGCACGTCCAAACTACACAAAAGAAGAAACACGCCTGTTAGCCAGCAATCCAAAAGGCGCTGAAGACTTCATTCACTCTACAAACAACTACGGTGGAGCGTCAATAAACTTAACTAGTGGCAATGTTATTCAACCTGGTGAGAAAGTTTTTTTAGTAGGAAAAGAACCCTCTAAACTCAGCGGTCACCCCGTTGCTACAGAGTTTGAGGGAGCAGGAACTACTTCTCCAAAGTTAAATCCAAAACAGTTTGCGTCTCATTTTTTGCGTTTGCAAGGCCATGCTACTGATTCTAAAGCAGTTATGGGTAGTTGGGTTGATACACAAAACAAAAACTCTCGTAAAAAAGGAGTTCAAATTGATTTGTCTACAGGGCATAAGTATCAAAAAACTGCTGAAAAGAAAATGATTTCTCGCAACGAAGATGCCGTTTGGAATATGCACAATATGCGTAATATCCGTAACGAAGCAGCGCGTAAGCGTCACGGCATTACCGAGCCACGTCCACCAAAGGTTAATTAATGCCAGGTGCAAATAACTTTTCACCATCACAGAACTGGCAGTCCCTTGGAGCTGGCGGTATGTATGGTTACAACAATCAAGGTGGTTCAGGAACTTCTGTAGCCCGTGATTCTATGGATGCGTCTCGCATTGGCGTGGGGCGTGTTCCATCGGCTGAGTATCCTGATGGATATCTTGGCACTATCCGCTCACGTCGTGACGACCGTTTGTTGGATAGTATTAAATCTCGCGTTAACCAAAAAGCCTATCAACGTGGAGTGCACAAGGGTGAGCGCATTGAGCCATCTATGTACTTTTGGCCTGATGGTTTGAACGATATGTCTGGTATTAAACGTCAAATGAAAGCTGCTTACGTAAATGTAAACGGTGTAAACATTTATCAAACATTACGTAACGCACCTCAAGTGGAGTTACTTCCAGCACCTCACCTTGTTAATGATGGTAAAGCAAACACAATTGCTACATCACCCGCAGAAATTAACGAACGACGCCAAGCAATGCTTGCTTATTTGAAACCAGCGTGGCGTTAATGACTCAGCATTTTGATGGTAATTATGATTACACAAAACCGTGGCGTGCACCAATACAGCCTGACCAAGTAGCAAAGCGTTGGCAGTACAATGGGCCTTTCTCTTCAAATATGGAGCGCTTAACAACTCAAGCGCTAATGATTATGAACGTTCCTGGTAAAGATATTCAAGCAATGGTTCGTCCACCACTGCCACAGATTCGTTTGTTTCCAGACCGTTTTGGTTATGGATTTCGTGGACAACCAGGAATTGAAGACGTTGTAACTATAGATAGAGTCTATTCAGAGCCACGTGTATCCTGGTTCTCAGGTGGCCCTGGTGGGTTTAGTGGTAGTGCTCGTAACGACTTAGGGGGTATCTAATGGATGATGGCGATGGTTCATTCTTAATAGAAATTCAAGCACGTCAAATTGCAGAAAATGCAACTCGGTATAAAGGTTCACACCCATGTCCAACATGCGGAGTTATTATGAACCCTGTACAAGCGTTGTACAGTAAAGGTATGTGTGCATCTTGTTATTCTCAAAAGATGTCTGACCGTATAAAGCGTAAGATGGTTTAATCATGCCTAGAGACGAAAAAGGAAAAATAATACCTTTATCTTTAGAAGAATCAAAACGACTTAAAGGTTCAGCTGCTGAAATTGCTGAAGTTGAAAAAGCAAAAGTTAAAAAAGAAGCAGAAGATAAACTTACAACTACTGAAGATGTTGTTGCTACAAAGGTTGACTCTCCTGCTTCAAAAACAGCTAAGAAAAAGAAACCTAAACCAGCACGCAAAGCTGTACGTAATCCCGTAACAGGAAAAGCTGAAAAAGCCCCTGTAACTCCTCTTGGCGCACCAGTTGCACGTACTGCTGACCCAGTGATAAGAAAGTTTAAAAAAGGAGAGTTAGTTACTGTTAAACCCCGTAAACAAAAGAAACAAACACCTATTGCCAAACCACGACCAGGACAAGCAGGAAAACTTGACGGTAAGGTAGTTCGTGTAACTCCTGAAAATGCGGAGCAAGTTTACGACCAAAGTCGCAGAACAGATTTGCCAAAAGCAGGTCCAGCAGAGATGACCCCTGCAGGTCGTCCAAAAGTTGAACAGGCCATTCTTCCCCCTCGTTTACGCGGCTCACAAAGTGGTAAGAACTTAGGTGGTTTTGCTCAATCTCACAAGGTTGTAGCTAAAGCAACACACGAAGCATTAGGTCACTTAGAAACTATGGCAAACACAGATAAAGGCTCTATAGAGCACCATACTGCCCACGAGTCCTTTAACCTTCTCCACAGTCATATTGGTCAAATTGGAAACAAACCCCTACATAGAGACTTGGGTTTAGGTCGCACAATCATCCAGCAATACCACGGAAGACCCGAACTAGGCAATGCACTTAAGGTTCACAGAGGAATTGTTCTTGGTAGACTTGAAGAGGGCAAAATTGCAGAACAAGCTCGTGGTGAGCGTTCTGGTCCAAGGAAAGAAGGACAGTAATGTTATTTAACGACCGTCGTACTATTAAAAACCCTGCAGTTGCTGCTGCCGCAAAAGCTGGCTCAATTAAAGCAACTGAAAATCCAAACGCAAAGAAAGACATGTGGCGAGTCAATAAGCCAATGACACGTCTTGTTGCTGGAACTGCATCAGTAGGTCGTAACGTAAAGGTTAAACCTGGCTCAAAGAAAGAAGCACGTTTGCAAAAGCGTCAAGACTGGGCTACCTCTTACGGGGATAAGCAGATGTCTAAGTATCGTTCTCCAGGAGCAAAAACATTTGCAGATGCAAAAGCAGAGAAAGCAGGAAAGTAATCATGGCAGTTAACTCATCACGCTCAATGAACGCATCTTTAAACAACGGTGCTACAGACGGTAAGTATCGCAAAGCTCGCCCAGACACAGAGGTAATACCTGGCAACGGTGACGAAGCAACGTTAGACAATCGTCAATCACTTCACCCATTTTACGGCTATGGATTTGCAACATCTGAGTTCCCATCTAAGGTAAACCCAGGTAAGTAATCGTGTCTAAAAAGTCCGCAAATGAGCGTGCATTAAAAGCCGCACAAGGTAAAAGTCTTGCACCTAAAGGTTACAAGCCAGATACTCAAGGACGAGAAAACGTTAATTACACTGCTGGAAAAATAAAAATGCAAAAAAACGCAAGTCGTAAAGACACATTTCATGCAGCAGCGTCTCACTATGAGCCAGGGGCTCACGATTGGATGAACTACTATGCCTAAAACAGCAATGGCAGGAGACTCACCAAAGCGTCGTAACTATAGCGATATGTCTGTAAAGAAGCTGTCTCCTTCTGGAGGTTACGAAGTTAGCAGCATGGTTGATGGTTACTTACACAGTCAACAGTTTCAAGGTTACACTAAAAGAGACGCTATGAAAAAGTATCACGATGATAGGCAAAAGAAGAAGGGTAACTAATCATGGAGTTCAATGACCGTCGTAAGTTTGTTACTAAAAAAACTGACAAAGGCATTCACGTTGAAGCCACTAATGACCGCAATGATGTTGGAGGTGCTTACTATCAAACTGATTCTAAAGAAAAAGCAATTCAATTACACTCTGACCGCATTAAAAAAATGGCATTTGCTCCACGTAATAAAAAGAGACGCTCAAAGGGAAGGAACTACCTGTAATCATGGCTAAAAGAACTTCTAACCGTAATGCAGGCCCTCTTATCTCAGGACGTACACCTTTTGAAGGTTCAAGTATGCGTGGTATTCAAGGCGCACCACCCTCCCACGGTTGGCTAAATGGCACACAGTTTGGTGAGCAAATTAAGTCATTGAAAAACCCTGATTACACAGTGATGTCTTACAACACACCTATTGCTGTCCATCACGAAGAGGGATGGCATTACCCAGACGTTTCTCACAGCCCAACAACAGGCAAGCACCAGTCTATTGTTCGTGGAGCACTAGGGATTAAAAATGCTCGTGAAAAGAAAATGGATGAACGTGCAGCCAAGCGCAAAGCAAAAGCAGACGCAGCAGAGCAAGGGTTGTGGAATCAATAATCTGCTAAGATAATCGGACTACTACAAGGAGCATAATGAGTAACGTACCCATTCTGGGCGAAAAGAAAATGGACAATGAGCCGATGTTTCGGTTGTTGTACTGTCTTGTCTGCGATTCATTGGACGAGCTTCCTCCCTACGATGGCGCTCCAGAACAAGACCATCTGTTAGCAATTGCCTGTGAAGCACACGTTTTCCCTTCAGGAGAACCGCATAAAGGAAAATTGTTCGTTCTCCCATTACGAGCATGGGCAAAAACAGAGTCTAAGAAAGAAATCATTCGCCAGATTAAAGGCGGAGGCTCTAAAGGTCTTGCAGAAGTAGATGACACTTTCTACGACTCACGCTCTATGTTCCTTGACGATGCAATGAAGTGCTATCAGCAGCACAATAAGCCAAAAGACGGATGCAACGATTGGCAAATTAAAGAGAAGCTACTAATCCCTAATACTGCAAAAGAACGTAAAGCAGAAGGTATGGGTCGCTACCAAGACGAAGCAGGTCCAAAGACATACCTCTGTAACTTCTGCCCAGTATCTATCGCAGTAAACCAACGCAAACAAAAACTGTTAGGACTAAACTAATGACTGAAGAGACACCTAAAATTCAAGCAGCATACTCTGTCGTAATCAAGGCAGATGGAACGTTAGAGACAATTCCTGTTACAGAAGGCGTTGGTCGTATTGCCAGCACCTACGACATTTATCAGACTAGCAAGCAGTTAGTCTCAGAGATTGATGACTTCCTCTTGGCTGAGCGTGTTGCTAAAGCCGTAGTGGATGCCCTACAGCCTGTACCTCCTAGCGAGCAACAGCGTGCAAAGATTGCAGAAGCATTATCTGAGCGTGGGATAGACCCAACAAAAGCTTAATACGCTCTAAACTAAGGCTATGTTTAAGAACTTAGGAAGTAACTCAAACCCTGTACATATACAGGGAACTGCTACTTCCTATTTTTCTGCCCCTGAAACAGAGTTAGACCCTAAGTTATTCTCAGAAAAGACTCTAAAGGGATGGGTTCGTAATGGAATCCTTCACCTCCTTTTTGACTTTTTAAATAAGAAGTACCGTAATCCAAACTTATGGGCACACGTATGGATTGCAGGGTCTGGTGTCTCATACCAATGGTCAGCAGCACGTCAGCCTGGAGACTTAGACGTTCTGATTGGCGTTAACTACTTACAGTTCCGTAGAGCACATCCAGAGTTTAATGGTCTTGGCGACGTTGAGATTAGCCGTATGTTGAATGAAGACTTCCGCAATCACTTACAGCCAGAAACACAGGACTGGAATGGGTATGAAGTTACCTTCTATGTAAACCCAGGTGCTACTGACATTCGTACTATCAACCCTTACGCAGCCTACGACCTAACCCACAACGAGTGGACAGTTCATCCTGAACAGACGACTGCACCAGAGAACCGTGTATGGGATGAAGTAGCAAAACGCGACCTATCAGTAGCAACAGAGATTGTTACACGCTATACCAAGGCGCTGACCGACGTACAAGGCGCACAGAACGACCCAGCACGACGTAACGCAGAAGCACGACTACACGCAGCCCTAACA